CCGCAGTTAAAGCACTTCGTGCTGACGCCGTCATAACCCTCAGCGTGACGCTTGCGGTTGATGACGAGCTTCAGCTGCAGTGTCTCTCTCATGGCTTCGGCCAACTCGATGGGGGTGAGGCACGGTAGCGCGACAAACCACATGTTCATAATGAATTGAAACACGTCACTAAGTTCACTGGTAAACGCGGTGGTGTTGAAGCGTTCACCCACGGTCCATGGCTTCCACGATATCTCGTTGAGAGCCTCACCCAGTTCCTGCTGTGCGGCCAGCATCATGTCTTTGATGAACTGGATGCGTTCACCGATCGACATCTTAGTAAAATCGCAACCAAGATCTTGCTGAAGCTGGAGCTGTGACCGAAGCATGTCTTCCAAGCGATCCATCAGAGTCCCATCTCCTTGAGCGCATCGTGCACACCCTGCTCGATCGTGATCTTCGGCTCGTAGTACTGGAAGAATCGTGTGGGGTCGCCGACGCGGTTCATGACACCCATCGGCTTGGTGTCGTCAACATCGATTCGCATGTCGTCACGACCCACGCCATTCATCATGAGCAGTGCGAGATCGCCCATCGATGTTGCCTGCCCAGTGCAGAGATTGACCGGCTCATCAGTGTCGGCGTCGACCACGGCGAGCGCGCCTTTGACGACGTCATCGATGTGGATCCAGTCACGTCGCTGCTCCGTTGAACCCCAGACGACGAACGGATCATCACCCGCCTTAACACGCTCGAGGAACGCACGGAACGGGTAGTCTGGATCCTGATCAGCGGCGTAACCGGAGAACGGGCGAACGACCGTTACATTCACGCCGCACTCACGTGCCGCACGGGCCTGTTGCTCACCGATGAGCTTAGCGATGCCGTAGCGGCCATCTGATTCCTCTGGGTAATCGAGATCAATCTCGTCTTCTTGGAGACGGACTGAAGTAAGATTACGTTGAAGTGCTACGGGATACGCCGCTGACGACGAGAAATAGAGTACGTGTGGCTGTCCCGTGACGATTGCCCACTCGAACATCGCCGCGTCGAGGTGAAGGTTCTGTACGAGGTTTCCCGGCTTCCCGTCGATGGCCGCACGACCGCCAACGTGATAAGCCGCATGAACGACGAGATCAAACTTTACCATTGTGTCGAGACGACGAAAGAGTGTGTTGATGGCATTTGAGTACGAAGGTGGCTTAAGATCACACCACGATACCGCCCAGTCACGTTCCTCGAGAACTCGTCGCATGTGTCGCCCGACGAGTCCCATGCCGCCACTGACGAACGCGGTCTTAGTCACCGTACAGTCTCCTCTCGATCATTTTGAGGTATCGCTTTTCACACATGACTTCGTCAAAGTGCTCTCGCTGCTTGGTGATGAGCCATTTAAAGGTGTCGGGAGACTTTGAGATGGCATCAACTCGTGCTCGCAAGTCCCGTGGTGTCTGCACGCGTAGCCAGGAACGCAGACCCGGGTCGGCATCTCCCAGGATATTGTCTTGATCGTCATAGGCCGGGTGAAAAAAGCATACAGTACCACCGGCGAACGCCTCCCACGGCTTCGCTGTCGCCCAGCCTGAACCGGACGAGGGTGTGGTGAATGTGCATCGCACCGAGTTGAGCTTTGGGTAGTAGAGGTTCCATGACGCAGGGAGAATGTTGCGATTAAGTTCCTTGTGACCGTTCGCCGACCACGTACCGTGTAGGAACTTAATGCGATCACCGAGTGGGAGAACCCACTCCTTCATAATGTGTAGCCGCGACAGCTCTGGCTTGATGCCGATCGCACGTGCCTCGTTGATGAACATACCGAAGTCGCCGGCACGGTCGAAGTCCGGGTTCCACTTAATCAGATCACCGAACGGCGTTCCCGGTGCGAGACCGTTGACCTCAAGGCGTGAGTAGACATTGTCGACGCGTGAGTTCCACACTTCATGCGGCATCGTCGTCTTATATTCTACATCTGCGAGATTCAGCTCTTGGAACTGCTCAAAGTCTGACGCGTCACCATAACGCTCATGTTTGATGTTGTGGCTAAAGTTATACTGGGTAAGCACTGGATGCAGCAGTGGGTGCTTGAGGTCTCGCATCTTGTGACGATTGCGCGCGTCGGCGTTGAGGTAGACGGCATCTCGGTTGAAGGGATTAGCGTCACGCCATGTGTTCACGCCGTTGAGGAGAAATGACGCGTACCAGATGAACGCATCCTGTGGATGCGTCAGCTGGGTGCGATCGTTGATCATCGGAATGGGTGCGTTCGACGAACCGTGTTGTCCCATCCAGAGAACAAGGCCGTCGAGATTGGTGAACGTCTCACATGTCATGTCATCCATGAACTTAACGACGAGTTGCTGCTCATCCAGTCGAAGTCGCCCGTTCGGGAGACTCTTTCCAAGTTGATTGCGTCGCACGAGATCACGCACGAGTGGTGCCCACACACGCCATGGGTTGTGTACGTTATCGGGTAGGCCTACCTCACTGGGCAATTCACCAGAGTTGCGTCCGACGAGTAGAAACTCATCATCAGGATGTCGTAGTGCGAGTTCCTTAACGACGGCGACCATCTCCACGTCACCGCCCAGGTTTCCACATTTATCGAGTGTCAACGGCATACTTCGTCCTATCTTACCGTACCCAATCTTCACTTAGCACCAACTCCGATCGACGCGAGATCCTTGAGCCACGCGACGAATGAGTTTTTCGTCTGCTCGGGTAGGAAGCCTGCCTTCTCATCCAGTGTGACGTATACGTGTCGTAGCTTATCAACGACTGTGACGTGACGTTCGTCAAACTGCACGTCTCGCAGGATCTGTACGAGGTTGGACGTCCACCTCATGCCAAACATCTCGGCCTCGAGATCCTTGAGCAAATCGTGTTCGTTGCGTTCCTGTCGCACCGCAGGCGCACCGTAGTAGACCCCGATGTCATACGAGTCCATGATGCAACGTGCGAGGTAGCTGGCCCAGATGTCATCATAGCGACCAACGCCTGGCCACACCATCATGAGTGGTGCGAGTTCCGCGCGATAGATCACCGCCTGCGAGTTGAACGGTGCCCACGTGCCGGGAGCGAGCGCGATGTCATCGTTGATGTTGGTTACCTCGGGTGCGTGACAGATACGCTCTACTGCGTCGATGTCTGGGTCGCCGAGAACCATCATCTCCGCGACACCGATCTCGGCACGCTCGATACGCCACGACAGTGTTGGGTACGTGTGTCGTTGACTCAGAGGCATCCCACGGTGAATCGTTCGTGGTTCGCAGGTGTTGCCTGGATTTGCCCACCCACTTCGACTGGTCGCCACCTTCCACTTTGTGTGATGATTCATCAGACTCGTGTATGTGGTGATCTGGCCTGAATCGTTGACGGTGGGAGCGTTGTCGTCGTCGATAGTGAGAATGAACTCAGGCTTGAGACTTAGTGCCTCGAGAAGTGCGATGTTGCGACGTTGGATGCAGTTCCAGCCGATGATTTCGGAACTTGCCCAACGCCTCTGATCCTGCGGCTCGACGTACTCAGCACGCACGCCCTGCTCGTTACGGATCTTTGTGACAAGCAAGTCAATTTCATCATGTGGCGACTTAAGGTCACCGGCAACGATGATGACGTCGTTCTTGGTGAGGCAATCTGCCCACTCGGTGAGGACGTGTGGAACGTTGATCGTAGTTGTGATGAGCGCGAGTCGTGTCACTGTCATCCTCTCATGAGGAGGGACCGGCACCCGACCGTACCGGTCCCTCATCAGCGACTATACCATAAGTCGTCTGTGATCGTCAGATCGGCAGCGGTGGTGGACCACTCGGTGCGACCGGCCCTGGAACCGGCGGACCGGATGTCGGAGTCGGTGTTGGAGCGACCGTTGGGGACGGTACAGGCATCCCTCCGGGCATCGGTATCGCTGGCCCGGTAGCAACACCAGGGGCCAGGGGTCCACCCCCAAGGGGAGGTAGCATGCGCTTGACTTCGTTCTGTTCGACACCCTGCCACGTGCGCTTGCCCAGTGTCACTCGACACGTTCGGTTGCTCATTGCCGACGCGATCTGGTCCGGTGACGGGTTCTGCGCGAGGAAGGCCTCGTTGACGCCGAGCGCCTCGAGGTTGCGAAAGAAGATGGCAAGTGCCATCGGGTTGTCATCCGAAAGCACGAGGTTGTTGTAGACCTTGCGTGGTGCGTGTGGTCCTGACGTGATCTCGAACTTGACCTTGAACATCAGCTTACCGGTGGAGGCCTTCATCGCCTGGGCATCGATGACCTTCACGTCGTAGTCGCCATCTGGGATCGGCTCGAGCTGTCCCTTGGCGTTCTGCATCAACTGACCCCAGTTGATGGGCTCCGTCACTTTCCTACCTCCATCGTGTTCACGTTCGCGAAGATCGTCTGCATCATCGTCGCGATGTTCGGCTCGGTGACAACGTCACCAAGTGTCCCCTGTACTCGCTCACCCGACTCGAACTGCGGATGTGAGCCAATGAAGAGTTCTCGCACCTTTCTCGTCGGTTGACCGTTCTCGTCTTCCACGAACTTTGGGTACAGATATCCACAGATGTCGACCATATACGGTAGTGACACACCGATCTGGCCCTGCATGTATGGGACCCAGCGGTTCTTGTTCTCACGGGTCTCGGCTACGAACGTCACGCAGCGAACCGGTACCTCCTTGATCAAGATGAGATCACGGAAGGCACGAATGACCGAATCCATCTGAGTAAGTAGCACTCCCCAGTCTTGGATCATCATTGCCTCGGTGCCCTTGAGGTTCGCTTTGCAGCGACGCTGGATCTCGGTGATGGAATCCATCGTCACCGACACGAAGTCGTGAGGTGCCTGCGTGAGCCACTGGTACACTCGCCCCACCTGGTCCCAGCGTGTAATCGTCGCTACGCACGCATCCCACGTACCGTCGTAGCGTGGAATCGATTCAGTCATCGGGTCCCAGTAACGCTTGCGAACTTTGATGAACTTCCACGATCCCTCTGCATCGAGCACGAGGTTGGGAAACGGTGCGGTGGACGTCAAGGTTGACTTACCCACCTTCGCTCCCGCGTGAATGAGAACCGAGAGCACATCGTTCTTAGCTGAAGGGACCGTTACCTGAGTGGGTGGTGGACTTGGTTCGGTCACTATGTTCCTTCCTGGGACGTGCTAGTGCGACGAGCGCGATTAGTGTCAGGCCAACGATGAGAAATACGAGAACGATCGTGCTGTTCGTGTCGAGTGTGATGTTCACTCCTTCTGCTCTCCTATCTTATCGATGATATCTCTTGAATAGTACGCCAGTGGGTCACCCTTAACGTACCACTGGGCAATCATGTCTTGAGATCGTGAGCCGTCATCCATGCGTGGACACAGGAGGAAGAAGTCACAGTCCCACGAGCAGTTGGGTGTCGGCGTCGGGTACGCGACGATCTTGTGTGACTCACCGTTGTCAAGCCGTCGTTCCATCGTAATGATGTCATTGAGCATTCCCCACAACCGCTCGTAGAACGACTCCAGCTCGTGTCGGTTGTGGCGCACCTCGAGGCGCTGATAGAAGGGTGGCTTCGCTCGCGTGGTTCGCTTGACTCGCCGAAGCATGTTGTACAGTGCGCCACCG